CCTCCGGGTAACGCCCAGACTGGCCGTCTGGCAGGATCTCGCACCAGTCTGAGTACACGAACTCGGCGCCGGCCTCAAACTCTTTGGCGATCAACTCGAGCGCGTTCGGCATCAACTCATCATCATGATCAAGTTCCACGAGAATGTCACCGTAGGCGAGCATGAACGCATCATGTTTCACCTGCCCGATGTTCCCGCCTGACGGCACATGCGCACGATAAATCCTCGCTTTGAATCGTTCATCAGCGCAGAAACCGTACAGCTGCCTCCATGTGTCCCAGCCGGGGCTGTCGTCAACAATGACCCATTCCCAGTTGCTGTGTGTCTGGGCTTTCAGTGATGCCCACGTTCGAGCCAAAACATCATGCGGAGTGTTGTAGGTGCAGGTGACGACCGAGATCATCCGGTCAGGCTACTCGCAAGCAGCACCCTCACAACAATGATTCTTCATACGACAATGAGGGCACAGCCAGCGGGACGCTATCGGATCGTACTCTTGACCGCAGTTATCGCAGATGGTCATTCAGGGTTCCACGGTTCAGGGGTGTTCCCTTGCGCCAGCCATTCCTGAAACTCTGGGTGTTGTTCGACACAGGTAACCCTCATCAACCCATCATCGTCGATGCGCCCGTAAATCTGAGGGCTGTTCTCTTGCAAAGGGAAAATCACCCATCTCATAGTTCAGCACTCCAACCAAGATAAGCGGCCGTATTCGCTGCTCTCGCCATTGACCCTTGACCAGCAGTCAGACCAGAAGCAACAGTGATATTTGTTGAAGCACCATTCACAGAAGCAGACTCAAAAGTCGGAACAGCCGAAGCCGCTGTTGAAGTATTCGCATGAGCGATTGAATAGTTCGCTGCCGTTCCTGTTTGTTCCAATGCTGTTGGTGCAACACGCATTGTGACAGGGAAAGGCGTAAAAAACATTCCGACCGTGGTCGTCTTATTGAACCCCGATCCGAAATGGTCGCCAACATCATTGACCACAGCCCTGAAATAGTACCTTTGACATCTTGTAAGAGTTTCTTCAACAGGGATATCTTCAAACTTTGTTGCGGTGTTTCCTGCTTCAACTTGCACCCCCCATACATCAAAAGTCGCTCCAGCAGTCGGAGTAGAAAAACGAATGATGAGATACAAATAACTATTAGAACCTATGGTTTTACTAGAAAGCGATGGGAGCGTGATTGTGGACGAATACCGAGCCCAACTTGTTGAAGTTGTCCCGTTAGAAAGATTGTTGTCAACAGTCGCTGAACCGCCAGAACCGAAATTCTGGTTCAACCGATTGTTGATTGTGAACGTGCCGGATGATTTTACCCAATAAGAAAGAGTTACAGTTTGTCCGGCCAACGTGCGAACGTCCTCGATGTACTGCCACATGTCCATCACTGTTTGACCCGTCCCAAGAGTGGTCGTAGTCATACGATGGAAATATTGCCCTTCGTAACCAGCGACAGGAGCAGTACCAGGGGTGAACGTCTGGCGACTAATAACGTTCGTGCCAAGAGTTGAACCATTATGCCAATAAACCCAACGATCAGCAGCACCATAACCAGGCTGACTAGCGAACGTATAACTTGCTGATCTCTGCCAAATATCAAAACCGCCGTTGATAACGACGTTGCGGTTAGCATTCGGCTGACTCTGCCAACGCAAACCGTTGGTTGCTGTTGAATCAGCAACAAGAATGTCACCATCCGAACCGACAGGCAGACGATCAAGTGCGCTCGAGGTTCGGGTGAGAAGATCGCCTTTTGTGGTGAGTGTTCCGGAGTCGGCTGAACCTTGCGGGCCTTGAGGTCCTTGTGCACCCTGCGGACCCTGCGGCCCTTGTGACCCTGTGTCACCTTGTGGGCCTTGAGGTCCGATTGCGCCTGTGGCTCCTTGTGGGCCTTGAGCACCAGTATCACCCTGAGGCCCTTGTGGACCAGTTGCTCCGGTGGCGCCTTGCGCACCCTGAGGTCCTTGTGCTCCAGTGTCACCTTGCGGTCCTTGTGGTCCGGTGGCACCGGTAGCGCCTTGCGCACCTTGAGCGCCTGTCGCACCCTGTGCGCCTTGCGGACCAGTATCACCCTGCGGGCCTTGCGCACCGGTAGCACCCTGTGGGCCTGTGGCACCTTGTGCCCCTTGGGGGCCGGTAGCACCGGTATCTCCCTGTGGGCCTTGAGCACCGGTGGCACCTTGAGCGCCGGTGGCACCTTGAGGTCCAGTGGATCCCTGCGGTCCTGTGTCGCCCTGAGGCCCCTGAGCACCAGTAGCGCCTTGTGGCCCAGTATCACCCTGCGGTCCCTGAGCGCCCGTGGCACCCTGCGCACCTTGAGAGCCGACAGCTCCCTGCGGTCCTGTGTCCCCTTGCGGTCCTTGCGGTCCGGTCGACCCTTGTGCTCCTTGCGGACCGGTCGCACCCTGAGCACCTGTGTCTCCTTGCGGTCCCTGAGCACCAGTCGCACCCTGAGCTCCAGTCGCACCCTGAGCGCCTTGGGCGCCGGTCGAACCCTGGGCGCCCTGAGGACCTATATCACCTTGAGGTCCCTGGGCACCTGTCGCACCCTGTGCGCCGGTAGCGCCTTGAGCGCCAGTCGAACCCTGCGGACCGGTATCGCCTTGTGGCCCCTGTGACCCTGTCGCACCCTGAACACCTTGCGCCCCGGTTGCACCTTGAGCGCCTTGGGCACCTTGAGGGCCTTGAGCCCCCTGCGATCCTTGCGGACCTTGAGCACCGGTTGATCCTTGCGGTCCGGCGATACCTTGTGGACCTTGCGCACCTTGAGCGCCTTGCGCCCCTTGCGGACCCTGACTACCAGTCGAACCCTGAGGACCTTGCGGACCTTCAATAGAACCCACATTGTCCCACTCGAGGTTGACCGCATCCCACACATACAGATCACCAGAAACCAGATAGCCGTCACCAGGATTCCCGGTCGGATGCGCAGCGATCAACTCCGCATATGTGTCATACGAACCGAGGATCGTCACACCGGTACCGGTCGCACCCTGCGGTCCTTGCGCCCCCTGAGCGCCAGTTGAACCTTGCGGCCCAACCTGCGTGTACATCACTTGCATGACAGTCACGATTAGGGACGGGATCGCAGGGACCGAACCGGCAGCAGCCGTATGTTCCAACACGATGTCCGTGTTATCAACCTGATAGACGAGCTCAAGATAGTCGCCGGCCTCGACAGTCAGCATGTAATCCCATGCTGGCACCAGATAATGATTCTTCGAAACAACAAGTTTCGTTGCTGAATCAGCCAGATTATTACCGTTCTTCCGGAACCAAATATCGATCTCGGTACCGTTTCCACCGCCACCACGATGATGCAGCTGCGCTGAGAACTGCAGATCGTAAGTGCCCGGATAGGCGAACGTGACCCTCGACCCGGATGTGATCGACACACCGTTCGCCTCAGCAGTGTTATTGAGTGTCATCAGCGTGCTGGTGTTAACCACCGACGCATGCTGATCCTGATCAGAGAAAAACGATCCGTAATAGCCGAGCGCCCCGGCAGCACCAGGAACAACAACCGTCACCTCATTCGACAGCTGCTCAACAATGACCGTATTCGACGCATCCTGAACAACAACCGAATTCACGGTTTCGTCAACGATCACCACATACGGTTCATCATTGGAGTTACCACTCATCGAGTCACCTCAGGACGAACCTTAAACGTGCCCTGCAGAAGCCTGGTGACAACACCATTGCTCGCGACCATCTCCAAGTCATACACATAATCACCGGCAGTGACAGCAGCCATCGATGTCGCCGAGACGGTCACCACTACAGTCCCGGAACCCCCACCCAAAGCAATGTTGGTCGGTGACACCAAACTAAGCACTGGAGTCGCCGACACGAACCGTTCACGAACTTGCATACGGGCGGAATATCCGGTGACATCAATCGGGTTTCCCGACGAATCCTCCCAATGCAAATTACGAGAGAACGTCGCACCCTGATCCGCAACAATGTTGTACTGACCGGCGACACAACCCATTCACTTGCCCTTCTTCATATGCCACTCAATATGATCATCCATACGAGTGTCCAACTTCTCAATCTTGCCTTCAATCGACTTCAACACGTTCAGATTCTCACCATGCTGTTCCGTGTTCCGACGATCAAACCGGCGGAACACGACCATCAGCGGACCGCCGATGAGAGCGACCGCCACCGGGCCGATCACGAACTCCCAGATCATTTCGGATCAAGATACACAGGCTGCTTCTTCGACCCGAGAAGCAAACCGAACACCGGCATCTTCGACTCCAACAGTCGAACCACCAGATAGTAGACAGCTGTGACAGCACCGCTCACAACCTCATCCAACGCATCCGGATTCACATATCCGGCCAGAAACGAGCCGGCAACCAAACCGACAATCATCGGCACCAAAGTGCGACGCAACGAAACCAGCAGATCATCCTTGTTCAACATGCTCATCCTCTTCTTGTGGTTGCTGGCCCCAAAGTCGAGTGTCCTCGAACGTTGCGAAGCCGGTGTATGCGGTTATTACTATCGATAATAGCGAAACCCCACCGACGATCAGTTGTGTTGACACACCAGTATCAGAACGCCATGTGACAGCAGCAAAAATGATCATTCCTGCTGCGAGACAGCAGGTGCCGTAGATCAGTCGGCGTCGATGCTTCCACGGTGGCATCAGCGTTCCCTGTACATGCAACCGGTCGGACAGCCAGACCGATGCCTGCCGGTCACATGCTCAATACCGATCTCCGAATCCAACCAATGCAACTCGTTTAAATCTTCCTCGGTGAGCAGCACCGAATCCTGGTTCGAGTCCAAATCAGGATGATCGAGGAACATATAATCAGCGATCTTGTCTAGCCGATAACGCCAAGCTCTCCGGTATGCCTCCCGAATCAGCTCAGGCTCATCCACGATGATCACCCAAACATGGCTTTCCATGTCACCGGCCCGACAACACCATCAACGAACATGCCACGCTGCTTCTGCCATGCTTTCACTCGACGCTCCGTCGCCAGACCGTAATCGCCATCCTGGGTTGCGCCGACGACACGTTGAACATGTTTGACGGCTTCGGCTTTGGAGCCGAGACGCAACGGCTGACCCGGATACACCGGACCAGCAGGAGCCGGGGCAGGAGCTACACCAGGGAGCGGATAACCGGCTTGTGGTTCCGGTCGGCCGGCACGCACCCAACCACCAAACCCGTCCAGTTCGATCGGCTGAATATGCCACGGCTCCGACGGCCTCGTCACATTGCAATGCAAACCCCATCGTTTCGCTTCCTGCGAACCCTTCTTCGGCACCTCATCCCAGGTGGGTGCACGATGCTTCTTCCCCGGTACCACATGCACCAAATCGACAGCACAGAACGCAACACGACCGCTTGAGAACTGCTGGCTCTGATGGAAACTCTTCCCCTCCGGGGCGAAACCAGGTTTCACCGGCTGAACAGCCCGCCAGGAACCACCGATACCGATCCGACCCTCGTTCGCGATCAGCCAAGCCCTGAGCCGTCGAGCGTACTCCGGGTGCATCTTCGCCAGATGATGCCTCTTGAACAGCTCATCAACAGTGACCATTGACGTGCTGTAACCGGACGGGAACAACATCAGGCAGCCTCGTAGGAAAGCATGATTTGAAAAATGCTTCCCGACGCGATCGTCAAACCATTATTGCTCGTATCGTATTGACCCAACCGATAAACACCAGCTGGAGTGTTCGTCGTACCAGAAACACCAAAAGCAACAGTTGTCGCAGAATCATAAACAGCAAAACTGCCGCTCGCGAAATTCGGGTCATTTGAACCTCTTGTCAAAATACCCATCAAAAAATTGTTCGACGACGCAGACACAGGCAACCCAACAAGAATCTTATTATTCGCAGTCCCAGCGCTCGAAGCAGTCATCTTGATAGAAACCTGAACCCATTTACCCAACTGCGTATAACGAGCCCAATTCACAGTCTTCGTAATCGTCGCCGACTGAGTCCAAGAAGGCGTGTAATCATTCCACGCACCAGCAGTATTGAGCTCGGCTGCAGTTAATACCTGACCGGCAACAAAAGTTCCAAACGTAGCCATTCCTACTCCTCAACCAAGATAGTTGTCTTCATCAATCGTACCCTTGACAGCATCATCCAAACGCAAACCAACCTTGTACGGAGTCGGCTCAAACGTGAACTCCACAACATGCGACCCAGGCCGAATCCGATGCTTAATCCCAGAAACCATTAAATCCTGAGTCACATACGACGGCGAACCAACAGAAAAAGACTTTTTCACCGAAACCTGATCAGCCAAATCCAAATCTAAAATATCTGCGATTTGAGCATCAGATAAACCAGCCAACTCAACCTGCAAACCAGTAAACCTGACTTTCGGTTTTCCATACTTTTCAATAACATCCTGAGCGATCTCACGCAACTCAGAAATTGAACTATTCAACGCATTATTAAAATCAAAAGTAGACAAACCGAACTGGCTGATTGAATCATCATCAGTTTCAGTCGCTGAACCCGCCGGAGACGACACAACCACCTCGTTGAACAGCAGCTCATCGCCATACTGGTTTTTCAAAGCCGAATACGGGATACCAGTCCCATCATCAGCGAACGTCACCTCAGAAATAGGGTCACGCCCGAATCTGCCAACAAACGTGATTTTATTATCAGCAGACATAAACAGATTCCCACGATCGGAAGCAGAAACCTGAAACAGATAATCCAACAGTTGAGTGTTCGCATCAACGTCGTAGCCGCCCAAATTGGAGTTCCCGGTATCGATCGCTCGAGGCCCTGAATAACCAAAAATATTCAGCACCAAATTAAGTCTGTCACCAGGTGATTGCGGACTCATCGCAGTTGTAACAGTAAAAACCTGGTTCGCTAACAGCGTGAAAGCATCGGAACAATACGCGACAGCAACATCCTGCCCGGTCAGGTCGTAATCAATATCCCAGTCGGTCGTCAATCCAGAATAGATCGGCACATCGTCAGCCAAAATTTGAAAACGCAGTCTTGGCACCACATAACCCGCATACTCGGAATCCTCATTCAACGGATCAAGTTTCCGGTCAGCATTCCTGAAAAGGATCGTTGCTGAACCAGACTGGAATCGATCCAACTGGCGGGAACGACCACGATTGATTTCAACACCTTGAATTGGTGCAACAAAAAGAGTGTCCTCTGAACCACCCAGAATGTCTGTATTTAAAACACCCAAATCCGTTGAATCCAAAGTAAAACAGATAGCAGGATCAATTTCAGTCTGAACACCAGACAGCAAGGTAATAACAGGGAGAGTCATACGTTTGCGAACACCTGACCGGAACGACGTTCCGCACGACGGATCGCATCAATAATCTGAGCACCAACCTGATCCGGTGACGACACCAGCCCGGCCTGGACTTGGATGTTGATGATCGTCTGCCCGCCACCAGCCATCCGTTGAGGGATGTTCGGTGTCACTGATGCACCTCGAGGGAGGTTCAGGAGTTCCGGGCCGAACTCGCCGACGATCACGCCACCCGACGACAGCAAGGTTCCGCCGGCAGCCAAACCCGCATACCGTTTCGTAGTCACCTTGGGGCCACCATATGATGCGGCAGGTTTCACCGGTGCCTTAGCAGGGGCCTTCGCAGGAGCTCTTGACGGTGCTGGTGCAGGAGCGGCTGTTCGAGGCGGTGGCGGTGGAGCCTGACCGACAATGCGTTCCACACGATCCGGGGTCACCGCACCAGCCAACTGATTCATCCCAGCCCGGATCGCACCGATCAGCGACAACGCCTGCTCCAAACGACCGGTCTCAATCATCAACTGAATACGCGTATTCTGTGCGGTTGTCGCCAAACCAACGATCGCCAACGCCGAATTCGCCAACTGGGTTTGAATCGCAATCAACTCGAGTTGATACTCACGACTCTTCCGTTTCGCCTCCTCCGTCGTCCCAGCCCACTTGACACGGAAATCCTCAATATCCTGAGTCAACCTGATCGACTCGGCTTTGATATTCAAACCAGTCCGGAACGCATCCCATTCCAGTCGAGCAGCCTCAACAGCAGCAGCCTGCTGCTCCATCGAAATCTTCAACTTGGCCGAAGCACTCTGAGCATCAATTTGCGCTCGATAACCCTGCTTCCACGCTTCATTCAAAAAGTTCTGCTCATCCTTAACCGCCTTCACATTGTTGATGAAATCGTCATCATCAAATTGCTCAGCGATCCGAGTCAAAGCCCCACCAGAAATATCCCCACCAGAAATCAAATCAACAAACTTCAACACCTCAGTCAAAGCCGGCACAACCGATTCACCCAACTGGTTTGCGAACTCTTCAAACCTGTCGCGCAACTCATCAATCGCTGCACGGAAATCCCTGGCTTTACGCACCTCCTCTTCATCGATCACCTTTGCATCAGCGACCGACGCCAAACTTGCCGACAGCTCATCAGCGCCCATACCGACAAGCTCAGACAACTCCATCCAACCACGCCCCAACAATTGGGTCGCAGCAGCAGCACGTTTCGCTGGATCATCAATCTCACCCAGCCGGCGAACAACATTCAAAAATGTCGCATTCACATCCGCCGCACCAGACGACGTACGAGAAATTTCAACACCCAACTTCTCGAACAATTGAGGAGAGTTCCCCAACGTCTTGTTCATGAAACCGAGAGCCTTCTCAATGGTGCCAGCCTCGACACCGACATCACCTGCAACCTCGATAAACCTTGACGCCTGTTCGGATGTCAACCCTGTGGCATCACCGAATTTGCCGGCAGCCAACGCCAAATCCTGGAAATCTTTCACAGATTTCACGGCGAAAGCACCGATAGCGGCAGCTGCGCTCGTCGCAAAAGCAACCGCATTAGCTTTTACATAATTGAAAGCTGAGCCGGAGATCGTTTGGAATTTGCCCATCGCGCCTTGGGCTTCGCCGACCTCACGGCGGAACTTTCCGAACGCTGTCTCAGCCTCCTTGAGGCCGGCTCGAGCCTTCGCTGCATCAGCAATAATGTTGACGGAAAGAGAAGCGGTTTTAGCGGCCATCAGACGTTCCTATTCCAAATCTTGTACACCTCTTCAAGGTACATGTCGAGGGCACGATCCACATTCTTATCCACAGCCCGATACAAGAACTGGTTCGGACGAATATTCCGGGAACGCCATCCGAAATGGATCGGACCCGCATACGGCACCCTGGCAGAACCGGCACGAACCTTTGCACCTCGAGCCGACCTCGCAGGCCTGATCGTCCCACGCAAAGCCCCTGACAGCACAGGGACCTCTTCACGGCCCTGCTGAGCGACCAGCTCACCAACCTTGAACCCGACTTCTTTCAGGTTGTCTTTGGCTGCCTCATCCAACTTTTCCAACGCTCGCAGAAGCTTATTCAAACCTTCAATTTCGGCGTTCGGTGTGGCAGCCATCAATCATCCTTTTGCTGCCTTATTGTAGTCAATCGTCCTCTGACGCAGATAATCCACAATCGCATCAAACACTTCAGGTGGCGCATCCAGCAGATCGTTCGGTCCGATACCAGTCTCCACTGAGACCTGCGCGACTAACCCGATGTAGGAGTCGCTGATGCGCCGTCGTCTAAAGGGGCTGGCTCATCATCCTCAAACTGCCAGCCGACATTCTGAAGTTCCTCAAGCCAACCGTCAAATGGTTTCACGACACGACCGGACAGACGCACACATTCCCACGCCAACCAATACACATGTTCCATTGACAGATCGTCACGGAAGATTTTGCTGAACGGCATTTTGAAATGACGTTCAAAGTTGACGGCGGCTCGAGGAGTCACCTTCACATCAATCATTTCGCCGGCATGCTCAACACGCAAACCGACACCAGAAACACCACTCATTTGCTGCCCTCCTCAGTCAGATTAAGCGCTGGTCTTCGTGATACCACCAGAAACAGGCCATGACACATCAGCGGTCAACAGATCACCGACAGAACCGGCGACAGGCGCCCACTCGGACACGAGAACCGTGAACGTGTACAGCGGATTATCGGTTGCGGTCGTGATGTTCACCGGCTTGATCGTCACCTCAGTCGTCGTACCCAACAGCGGATAGATCGTCTGCTCAACCTCGCTTGAAGCGAAATCCTGATGGAATGATGCGGAGAACGAATGGTCACCGAGGCCTGCAACCCGGGTCACAGCCGTGTTCCCGAAAGCGGTCGTTTCCACTTCGGCGAACGACATGTTCAGCGACACCTGGGCGATCCGATCGGTCAGATCAACAGAGTTGATCGTGATCTTCGGATTGTTGAAAACAAGCTTGGCCATGTTCAGTCCTCTGCACTCTCAGATTTGACGTCTGGTTTGATCTTAGCCTCGACCGGCACAATATGACCCGCATCGAGCAACGCATCAATATTACACCCAGCCAACTCAGCCGAATCCACAATCTGGCCTGCGCCAGCCTCAGCCAGTCGACCGCTCACAATCTTGTATTTCACGGATACACCTCAACATTGAACTCGACGGACAGATAGATGACTTCCTGGACATTGATTGAGGTCACATTCCCACCGGAGGTCACCTGACAGGTTTGGACCGTGTCACACAACGTCGGGTCCTTCTCAATCGCAGCTCTAATCGACTGGCCGCCATCCCACGACAGGAAATTGTCTAGACGCTGCTGAGCGATCCGATCTGACGCCCGAGCAACCACGACGCTCACGGTGAACAGATACAGCGGGTTTCCGGCACCGAACGCCCCATGATAAACAACATTGTCGATACCGACGGTCGCCATCGGCGGGTTCAACGAATCTGGGATGAACTCAATCACCCGCAAACCATCGATCTCAGCGAGCGCTGTGCGCAAAGCTTTCGATACTTCGGAAACGGTTGCGACAGCCATCAGAGAATCCCCACCGGGTCCTTCCGATAGTTCTGCACCAAAGCGGCAGCTGTCGGATGCAAAGCCGACCGCAAACGAAGAATCCCAGTATCAGCAAACGGGGTCGCACCGAACGGTGCGTCAGCAGACTTGAAAATGGTGATCGCCTGCAAGATCGCAGCCTGCTTCACCGCAGACGGCACCGCAGCCCAACCCCACTTCGCAGTCACCTTCACCGTCACCCGGCCGTAATCCTGCGGGAAATACAGGCTGTTGATCGCTCGAACCGTATGGTACGGCCAAGCCTCACCGTACGTCTCCTGATTCAACGGCTCCAACTGATAATCGTCAGTCGTCCATGTTTGCGACCAGGTGCCATCCAAACCCGGATCAGTCTGAATCACCAGACTCGTCGTCGTATAGAAATCCTCGCTGAACACCAAATCCCACGATTCCGGCGTATACACACGAGCTGTCGCAGATGCATCCGTCGTGAACTGACGCTGACAATACTGCTGGATCATCTGAGTCGCAGCAGAACACGCCAACTCGATACGCACATCATCAACACTGTCAGGGATAGGGATCCCCAACGCCTCTTTCACATCATCAGAATCGCAGAGATTCGCCACAGCACAACCTTTCGACCAGACGCAATCCTACCCGACAGTGATAATCCCCAGCCCGTAACAACCCTCAACCCACTCCACCGACCGATACGGGCCAGCAGACACGAACTCTGCGACAGCCTGCGCCACCGGGAAATCAGGATCAGACGGCGGAGAAGCCTCAGGGCGTTTCAACTCGGTGTCATGCAACACGATCAGACCGCCAGCCTTCACCTTCCTCACATACATCTCGAGCTCCTGTTTCGTCTGCTCATAAGTGTGAGAAGTATCAATGAAAACAATGTCCACATTCTCAGGAAGCTGATCAACAACCTCCAAATCATCGCCGACAGTCAAATACCAGAACGGCAGATCACGCCATTCGGCCGGCACACGAGGATCAGCGATATCAACCGACCACACCTCGCCACCCTGCTCCTCAGCAGCCGCCAAAAACGCTGACGTCGAATCACCGCCACGCACACCCAACTCAATGATCTTCACATGCGGTTTCGACGCCAACTCGAACAGGCGAGGCAAATGGGCATGGATATCCGACCCCGACTGCGACCGGCGAAAACACTCTTGCAACAAACTCATCATCAAGTCCTATCTGAATGCTGACGAATCTTAAACAACGGGTTACCACGCAAACCGCCAGACAAAGACCGTACACCCAAACCGCACCGGCGCAACACCACCGGTAACGACAACTGATCCTGCACAGTCCACCTGTGGATCTCATCCAACCATGACTGCCCGAACTGACGCACCCGAACCGAATCACGCATAATGAACAGTCCGGCAGCCCACAAACCCCAATCATCAGGATGACCAGCATCCACATACGCCTCGACCTGACCAATCACATCATGACCCCGGTACTTCCGCAACGGCAACGATGCAGAAGCCTCAGCAACAATCGACGAACGATCAGGATGCGGATGGAACGCCACATCACCATCACCCAAATCGGCGATCATCTGCTCAACCAGTCGAGCATCCGGCACAATCGACCCGT